ATAACAAATCTTGATCTTTTTCTTGTTAAAGACTGATTTAGTGCCAACAAAAAACCTACCATTGTGAGGATGAAAACCCCATACAATAGAGGGAGCACCATCAATCTTCAAAGAAATGTCTGCCACTGAATATAAAGATTCAATGACATCTAGATTCCCTGTAAGAATCAGGTCTTCAGGATGTTCAAGGTGAGTGTTCTTCATACTATAGGGACACTTTAGAGGTGACTAACAATAATATAATGCTATTTTTGCCTTACACTATTAATAATACACCATTTTCCAACAGGATAACGAGATCTAATGAAATCCTCAATATATCTTCTATCTGCTAAATCTACCTCTTCAGTAATATAATGAGATCTATCTTGATGATCAGTATATCTCGCTTTCACAATGTATTGTGTCATGAACTCATTCTCTTTTTAGCACGTGAAATAGCAATAGTTTTTGCTTTACCTGTTGCTTTCTGTCCAGTCTCTTTTTCATACTTAGATATTTCTTGTTTCTTAAATTCTTTACCTAATTCTTTCTCACCTGCCCTTCTAATCTTATCCCTTTCTTGACGAGTATAACCAGATGCCTTTGCTGGTTTATACTTAGGGTCTACCTTTGGTTTATCTTTTTTAGCAAGAAGTTGTGATGCTGTTTTAGTTTTTTCACCTCTTTCTCTTGCCTTTCTTTCTAAATATGCTTTCCTTTGTGCTTCCTTTGCTGATAATGCAGCACTACCTCTTTCTTGAGTTGGTTGTTGCTCTTTGGTAGATTTAGGTCTTTGAGTACCAATATCTTTACGAGGTTTATAATCTTTAGCAGGTGCAGTTTTGCCTCCACCTATTGCTTTAACTCTCTTCTTTTCAGGTGAAGTCTTCTTTCTTTCAGCACCAATCTTTTCACCTGCTCTATGTGTTAAACCAGTTCCATGACCTAACCCTTCCTTATCTCGCATTCTATCATCAGATTCACCAATGAATTGTTGAAAAGTTTTCATAGGAAAAATTAGAGACCATAAAGTATTTATTTCCTCCCACATGTGCGGGAGGATAATTTAGTCATTCTTCAGTAGATTCCTCTACTGACTCATCAGGAATCTCAGAAATGATTCCAATTAATGATTCAAATTCTGCAAAATCTTCCATTACCAGAAATCAGGGGTAGATAAATCTTCAATATAAGATTTTACTCTCTCATTTCCTTGAACATCAAGAACCTTTTCCCAATTGATGTTATGGGGATTAAAATCTTCTTGTACATCAAGTTCCAGAGTAACACGATACCTAGACTTTGATTGAGGATAAGTGACTGGCATGGGAAAGCACCTCTGATGGATTACTTGAAATTATAGGATAAAAATCTCCAGAAGTCAATCAAAATGTGGGCAGTAGTTCAACCGTCCTAATGCATAACACTATATATGCTACTTTTTCCTAGTTTTAACATATTGTAGTTGATGCCAGTAATCACATTGGCACAATAATAAAGTATGAATGTACTTATGCTTAGAAGATGAAACATCACAAGGAGGTTTAGGTTTAATCCCTGTTTCTATAGTAATATATGCTTCATCTTTAAAATATACCCATCCCTCGTTATTATCATCCCTACCTTTATCCCATATTACATAATCATCAACTTGAGGTTCATAATCTTCCCATAACTTTAACTGAATATACTCATCCATAAAGCACAATCTCCAGAGGATTTAGATCAGGAACCATAGCAGAATATGGTGATGTTCTATGTATATCTACTGGATTACCTTGCTTGGTGGAGTTAATAGGCGAAAGATATTCTTCTGTCTTTGTGTTGAAGAATCCCCAGATTGAACGTACAGGAAACTTATCAGTATAATTAAAGTGGGTATAATTGAGTATCCAAATAGAAACAATATTACGTTTGAAAGGGGATACTTCATAAGAATGATTTTCAGGTGGTTGATGTATAAATGTCGGGGGAAGTTCCATCACTGGTTGCATCATTTTCTTCAGTAGTAGTTGTTGTTATTGGAGTAAGAGGTTCTATCTTATCCATTTCTTCCCAAATCCTTCTAAATTCTTGAATACTATAACTGTGCATTTCCTTTCAACTCTTCTATTAATGCTTTAAGTTTGGTAATTTCTTCTTCTTTTTCCACTATACTTTTCCTTGCTTCTTCTAAATGTAATTGCAAAGATTGTATGAGTTGTGCATATTGTCCTGCTGATTCCATACCATTAAGTAATAAATGAATAAACTACTTTAGAGGAAAGATGATCTTCTTCCAATTCTAGTTTAGTAGAATAAGAGATATTCTCTCTGAGTTTACTATAACAACCAATATTTAAATCGTCATCTTCTGAGACAATTACATCAAAACATTCTTCATCATCTCTAGCAATTACATTCCAAACTCCTCCATACTCAGATTGTGGGAAAGGAACAAAATGATCGACAATATAAAGAAATTTTTGTGCCATTGGTTGTTAGAAGTACCTCTTTATTTTAAGGGAAAAATGAAATAAAGTCAATGGTGGGGATTATACCATTGCATTAATAAAACAGTGGCAAAAAGACCTGCCACTGTTAAAAACCCCAAATAAGATAAAATAGTCATCATAACAGGATAATTTAGTTGGTAATTGATGCTAATTCAGCGAGTGCTTCCATCCTTACAAAAACTCCATCCATATTGTAATGAAGTTTATAGTTATCAGTGATAACATAATGACCTATAATTTCTGTGCCATCATCTTCCCATCCATATGCTTTAACCCTTTCTCCAACTCCATCTATCCTCATCTTCTTCTGTCCATGTAAGTATGAGTGGTATCTGTCGTCGAGATTAATCATTTGTTTAAAGGAATTGTGTTGACATTATAACACTATCTAGGAAAAATTAGTTGTTCTTAATAGTGTCTTAAGAGTCTGGTAATGAATCGTCATGTAGGATCAGTTAAAGGACCACCAGGACCAAATGCTTCAGGTGGATTCAAATGTCCACAAGGATTCTCAAAATGGTCGTAACCTTCCACATTATATTTGTTTAAATCCTCTTCCTCACCCATAAAAGTATGTTGACCAGGATCTAATGGAGGATAATCTTTTAGACCAACATCTTCCATAGATTCCTCATAAAGCATATTTGCAATACGATGTGCTTTTTGTTCTTTAGTTTCTTTCATTTGATTACCTCCCAGTTTTGATCATTAATCTTTTTCATTTCAAAAGAATATCTATTAGTAATAGAGGAAAGGATATAGTTATCCTCACTCTCTTCTACTACTCTGCAAGAATGAAGTTGATCCATACATCCTGTAAACCTTTCTTTTGCTATCTCTGATTTGGGTTGTACAGTCACAAATTTAGTTTTGGTAATCATAATGTATTTAAAGAATAATCGAGAGATTTCCCATCAAACCCGACAAGCCAATTTAGGCGGGGAACAGGATAATTTAGTCATGGGTCTTAAGAAACTGTCATAATAGAAAATAGTCCACTACATGTTGAGCAACACGCAC